GGGGTCGGGGTCGGGGTCGGGGCTCTTCTTCAAGGGAACGCCGTCAACATCGGCCGGGATGAAAGTGATGTCGTTGTTGGGGTTTGGTGTTTGTTCCATGATACCTTGGGTTGAAAGAGCCGCGAGGCTCCCAATGGGAGCCTCGCGGGTGTGAAAGGTCAGCGAGCACGCTTCTGCGTGGTTTTCTCCTCTTCGGAGACCTTCTCCGCGCCCTTCTTTGGGTTGAGGAACTTCTCACGCTCTTCGATCAGTTGCTCGGGCGTGATCTGGATGTTGGCCGGATCGAAAGCCTCGGAGCACTTCACGATGACGGGTACGTGCCAGCCGTACTCGGTCGTCTTTTTGTAGCGGATGTTCAGCGTCGCAGGAGAAGGCTGGCTGTTGTTCGCCTCGGTTGGCAGAAACGGCTTCAGCTTGCCAGCTTCGTTGCGGCCGGACTTGTTGCCGAAGAAGAGTTCATACAGCTTGCCGGTGCTGCGTTCGAGTACGAGGAACGACGGGCCCCACATGCATCCCGTGTTCTTCGGGGCGTTCTTGATCCGCTGAAACTCGGGATCTGCCGTGTCGTAGACGGCCACGATGGCGTCCTTGTCGGCCATGTCCAACGCCTTCGGGCGGACTGCCCACGGCACGATGTCAATCGACTCACCGAGATCCTCGATCTCCTCGCCACCTGGTAGGGGAATACCCCAGTGGCCAGGGGCGATCTTGGCCGTGTCCACATATTTACCTTTGGTGATAAGCTGGACGCGAGCGAGGAAGTCCGAGCCCTTTGCGACCTCGTCGAGGGCGTTCAGTTGCTCGTCAGTGACGGCGGGAAGGTCGACTTTGAAAGGCACAAGTTCATTCGACTTCGACTTCGGCATGTTTCAATCTCCAGATTCCAAATGAGGTTTCACAAATTGTTCAATTAGCGCACGGTTCAGTTCTCGGTATTGCTGTCGGGTTGCTACGCGATCTTCATAATCATGTTCCTTCTTTCCGGCTCTTCTGTTCTTGACCGAGACAGGGTCAATGGAAAACACCCAGGCAAGAGCCACACGCCAGCCGTCTAGTGCGGTCTTTGCCCCTGCGGCCTTCAGAACGTCAGTTGCGTTTGTAGGCTTCGCCGCTTCGCGCTTCAACACGTTGACGGCTCGCAGGTGGGGTTGCACTACCCCGTCTGCCTTATCTTCCTCGTGTACCCGCTGGAGGTACGCTTTGAAATCACGCAAGGCGTGCTGAGCACGCTCGACGAACTGTGGCTGCTCTAAGGCAACCGCATCGTCGACAAACTTCGGCTGCAAGTCCTCCGGCAGGTTTGCCAGAGCAAGAGCAGACTGCATCTTTATCTCACCCCGCTCGACAGGGGTGCGGGCTTCTTCACACAGGCGATTGAGTTGAAGCTGATCTCGAATCCAGCTTTGACTCTTGTCAATCAGGCTTGATAGTTGGACGATCGTGTTGCCCCGCGACATGAGAAGCTTCAGTCGCCGGGCGTACTCAAACGTCTGTGTCTTCGGGCGGATGGCGTTGCACTTCAGTTGAATGACGAGAACTTCGTCGTCCGTCAACTCCCTGATAATGACAGGCATCGTCTCCAAGCCATTCTCTTTTGCCGCCTCATAACGATGCCAGCCTTCGACGATCTCATAGTGGTAGCCGTGGTAGCCGTCGAAGCCACAAGGTCGCACGAGGATCGGCTGAAGGATGCCGTCTTTCCGAACCGACTCAGTCAGTTCGACGTATTCCGGTGAGTCTCGGCGCACCGGCCGGAGACTGGTCTTCGGCCGCATGATGTGTTGGATCGGTACTTCTTTTTGATTGCTGCTCATCGCTCTATCTATACTGTAGGCATTTTCGGCTCCTCGACAACCTCTGATTCGGCGTTTGCCGAAGTTTCCAGACGGCGCGGCCCCCGGCGATTGCCGAGTTTTCCAGAGGGTGGCCTGTCTGCTGGAACCCGCCGCCGGAGCCGGAGCTTCAGAAGACCCTCCTAGTGAAATATGTGTAGCTTGCACAGTTTCGCGGAAGACCTCTTTTGGACCTCCGGCTCCGGCGCTTTGAAAACGGTGTCCGTAAGTCTTGGGATACCAAGGGTTTGCGTTACATACCACCCACCGGAGGGAGCGGAATGGCGCGCGCCGTTCCGCCCCCTATCATGGGGTATTACAGGCAAAACGAGGGAGGGGCAAACCCCAAAAGAGTGGCACACCCGCCCGCCCGTTTGGGTGGTCGATCGCCGGAAGCTCCGGCGCCATTCCGGGATACCTCCGGTGGGTGGAAGGGCTGGCAAATTCGGCATGTGCCGGTTTTCACGGTTGTCGAAACATCGAAAATGCCTACAGTATGGGTAGACACTTCGAGAATCGTGATGGAGCATGCATGCGTAACACCTGTACGACGAAGGCGTACAAAGCCTTCTACGACAATGTGCTATCGAAACAGCACAACCACCCGGAACTTATAGGGAGGTGGGGCGACGATCCGGGCAGGTTCGAGACACAGATCATGTGTCAGAAGGCCGGTATCAAACTTGACAACGGCAAGTTTGAGCAGGACGGCGAGATCTTCGGCCCGCATCGTTGGCCTTATGACCCGGCAGGGCAACCTAACTACTCTGACCCGCCCATCCCCTATGTCGTCGAGACCCGCATGAAGTGCATCGGCACAACATGGTGGGACTGGAAGAACCAGAAGACCATCGGTCTCGGCTATGACTTCGACAGTATTATAGGACATGCGAAAGGTGTCGGCGTCTCCGATCAGGAACTCGCCAAACTGGACGGGATCGAAGTGCCCTGGCTCGAAGTCATCCGCTCGACTCGCGGTGCGGGTCGACACATCTATATCTGGTTCGATGAGAACGACGCCCCGACGACGGTGAACCACACCGAGCACGCCGCGATCGCGAGGGCGTTCATTCCGCTCATCGCCAAGCACACTGACCTCGACATCGAAGCGAATGTCGATGTGTGCGGAGGTGTGATGTGGATTCACCATGAGAACGCCAACGCCGAGAACCACGGCTATGCTCAAGTCAAACCAGCGACACAAACTATGACTGCCGCGCATGTCCCGCCTAACTGGCGAGATAATCTCGAAGTCGTCTCCGGCAGCAGAGCCAGAGTGCGAGTCCAAGGATGGACCGCCGACGGTACACCAGCAGACGATGATGACATCCTCGACGAAATGACTCAGGCCGTCGCCAAGGTGCCGCTCGACGAGCAGCATCTGAAAGTGTTAGAAGACCTTGAGTCTACCGGACACTCCAGTCTCTGGGTGTCAGATCACCACCTGTGGCAAGGACACACTGCGGGTGTCAAAGCCGTGTTTGACGACTGGGCCGAGCGAGGCCACCCGATGAAGGGCCTGTTTGATACCAACTCGCCGGACTCCGATCCTGGAAAGCCTAACCTCTTCATGCGGCCAAGACCTAACGGGGCGTGGGACGTGTACCGGTTTGGCGAGGGAACAGACGAGCACCCGATGTGGGACAAGCAAGGCAAGTGGACCCACACCACCCTCAACTATCCTGCCACCTTGCGTCAGATCTGCGTGGCGTGTGACGGATACGAAGGGCCGGAGGAGAAGCAGGGCTACCTCTTCGAGACAGTTGATGACTTGAAGAGGGCGTTGAAGATTCTCAAGTCCGATGTCCCGGTGCCGGAGAAGTCTGTCGATCGCGGGTTGTCGCTGTACACCAATGATCGTGGCAAGGTTGTCATGGTCATCGAGAAGAAGCGGAACGACAACAAGTCCGACTTCCCTCGATTCGTCAAGACGCCCCGAGGTTGGGAGCGTTGGCTCGACGGTGCGATCGACACGTCCGACATCGAAGTGAAGGATCAGGCGATCTGGTCTGACCTTGACGAGAAGATCCGAGCACTGAAGACGGAGTCCAACTCCGGGGCTCAGTTCGACTCGTGGGTTATGAGGGATGACAACGACCAGTGGACGACCCACCCGCGTGACAACATCAGTTCGTTCCTTGCGAAGGAAGGCTTCAACAAACCCGCCCCGATTCTTGGCGGCGCAGTCTTCAAGTCTTGGCTGCTCACCAACGAACCCTTCAAGCCCGAATACCCCGGTGGCCGGCAATGGAACAGGAACGCCGCTCAACTTACCTTCACTCCGGCGGAGTTGGGTGAAGGCGAATCCCCGGTCCATCCGACATGGGACCGAGTGATGAATCACTGTGGCGTTGAGTTGAACGACTACATCCCCGACTTGCCTTGGTGCAAAGACTGGGGCATCGTTACCGGCGGCGACTACATGACTGCGTGGGTTGCCTGCATGTTGCAGAA